AACACTTGGTGGTAGACAAATCAGTTTCAACGTTAATACCACAGCACCAACTTATTTTGTTCCTGTGCAAGATAACACTCCAATCAATTTGGATGTTGTTACAGGTACAACAGGTGCCAATGGTGCACCAGGTGCCAATGGTATTCCTGGCAGCAGCAATTATAATTTTCCAGTTTATACTTGGGCAAACATTGCACCTGCAACTCCACAAGCCAATACTGGTTCATGGAATTTTACAACAGGTGTAGGTACACCGCCTTCAGATCCAGGACTTGCCTTTGCAGCAAATAGTCCAGGTAATGTGAGCGTGGCAGTTGATTCAACTTATTTGAATAGTCAAATAAATGTGATTGCAGCCAACAGCACATACAACTGGACATTTACCACTGTATATTCAACAGCCAACGTTGCTGGCAGTTATAATATTGGTTCCAACAACAATTGGATTTATCCTGGTACTGGAACTGTTTATGTTCAATCTGGTGGTACTAACTTTGTTACAGTCAACATCAACGGCAACAGCGGCAATTACGATGTATTCATGGTTGGTGGCGGTGGACCAGGAGCAGGCAAACAATACACATATGGTACATTAGGGGCAGCTGGCCAAGGTGGCAGTGGCGGATCATATCTATACACTCCTGGTGTGTTTTTATCAAACACAACCAATTATGCCATTACTGCTGGTTATACTGCTGACACTGTATTTGGGTACGGTTCTGGAACAAGTATAAGTCCAATCTATACTGCTGCTGCTGGTAAATCAGGTTATCAAAACTTTTTATCAAACATTTATGGTGGCAATGGTGCAGTTGGTACAGGCACAACTTATTCTCAAGGTGTTGCCAATGGTTATAAATTTCCTGGCGGTGCTGGTGTAGCAGACCCGTGGAATCAAATTACTTGGGCTGGCGCTATACAATCCAATGGCGTTGCTTATTTTGGTGGCGGTGGTGGCGGCGGCAGCAGTGGAAAATATGGAGATTCAGGTGGTATTGGCGGTGGCGGAACTGGATATCAAGGCAATATAGCATTGGCGCCAACTGGCGGTATTTGGGGCGGCGGTGGCGGATCAGGAGAAAATATTAGTTTAGGTGCTGGCAGCAATGATGGCAACGGTAGTGCTGGTATAATAATTTTTAGATCTTTGCAGTATTCGCAAGGTGCCAATGTAGCTACTTGGAGTACTACAATACCTGCCAATCCTGGATATGGCAATCTATATGTTGCACAAGCCTACGCACAAATACAAGGCAATACAGGCATTGCTGGCAATCTAACTTGGTCAACTCCACAACAGTTAAATGGTCCTACTGGACAGCGTGGTGTATTCACCAGCGCTTATGTGGTCACTGCCAGCGATCCTACTTTTTATTCTGCCAGTGATTACACTACAGCATTTGAAGCACCTCGCACTGCGGCAACGCCTCCTATTGGTACAGGCTATACTCCATTGACAGGTGACACTGCATCATTTACATATCGTCCAACAAATACAGTTGTCACCAAAACATTTTATGCCAACATCAATCAATGGCTCAGTGCCAACACGCAAGTCATTAGTGGTAACTTGTTTGTCAGCAACAGTGTCACAGCCAGTGCGTTGATCACAACAGATGTTTATCCATTAAACATTGTAAGTCAAAATGCCACAATTGGTAGTTTTGCAAGTCCTGGGTTTTGGTTGCAAGCCAGTTCAGGTAACGCACGCCTTGCTGGCACAACCAGTATTGGTAATAATTTGGCAGTAGGTAATAATGCGGTTATTGGCAACAATCTTACTGTTGGTAGTAGTGCAGCCATTGGCAACAATTTGGCCATTGGCAACAATGCTGTAATTGCCAATAGTCTATTGGTTGGCAACAACGCCACTATAGGAAATAACTTAGCCATTGGCAGCAACGGAACTATTGGCAGCAATTTGGCCATTGGCAACAATCTAGTTATTGGTAACAATGCTTTGGTTGGCAACAACATGGTCATTGGCAACAACCTATTGATAGGTAACAGCGCCAGCATTGCCAGCAATTTGGTTGTTGGTAATAATGCAGTCATTGGCGGCAACTTGACTATTCTTGGTTTGGTATCTGGCGGCAACCTGCGTTCAAACGTTGTCAACACAACCAACATTGTCTACAATGCTATCACTGCCAGCCAAATGGCTCCAGCAAGCGTTGCAGCAGCCGCAATACAATCTGCTTCTATTCTGTCTAGAATGTTTACCAGCAACTGTGTGCCAGCAACAGCATTGACACCAGGAGCAAGCACACGAGTGTTGACAGTATCGTCAACAGCTGATACTGCACCAAGTCCTCCTACTGCTGGTAGTCTATATGGCGTTGGTAACACTCTTATTGCCAACATGAATGTGGGCGATGTAATTTATATAACAGCTACCGTCTATGGACAGTTGAGTTTTACAGGTCCTGCCACTGCTGACACAGAATATACAATCAATCTTCAAGTTGGTATCCAGTTACCTGATTCAAGTATTCAATACAGTCAAATAGGATCAAGCTGGTATCAAGTATTTGACACAGCCAATAACGTTCTTAATTTTCCTGCAACCACTGTGAATTTTGGATTTACTGCAACTCAATCAGGATCTTATACGTTTGGTATGGTGTATGGGTATGACACCAATATTGCAGGCTCTCCTGCTCCTGCTTACTTAAATCTAAATTTTTATGATGGAATATCTTATACTCCACAATTCACATATCCAGCAATCATAACTGGTATCTTGGCACCATACGTAGGATAACATATGATAACATATACAATTTACGACAGCACAACAGGACAGATTACTGGCAGTCTAACAGCATCAACAGCTGAGATGATACAAGCCAATTTGGCCAATAAAAGCTACATTGAAGGAGACATCAATCCTCACATGTATTATATCAGCAATGGTGCACCTGTTGAGATGCCAGCTCGTCCTGCTACCAGTTTAGGTACAAGAGTTCGCTTTGATTGGAACACTAAAACTTGGACAGTTGACAACAGCGCAGTGCCAGCCTTGATGCGTGCTCAAAGAAATAAATTGCTAAAAGACACTGTAGACAAAGTAAATGCTGTCTGGTACACCAATTTAAGTCCTGATCAGCAACAAGAATTTAGAACATATAGAACAGCATTGTTAGACGTGCCCCAACAATCAGGGTTCCCAACAAACATAACCTGGCCTACCAAACCCGCTTGGTTATAATTGGGTAAATACATATAAGAAAGAATAAGAACATGGATTACGATGAATTTGGCAACCCAATAGACGACAGCGGAAACCCAGTGGCTCCCACAGACAATAGCAGTACTGATACTTCTTCTACTGATAATGGTGGTGGTGCAGTCAATATGGGCGATACCAGTGGTGGCGATTACACTGGTGGTATCAACACTCCAGCATCAGGAACCAGCAGCAGTGGCAACTGGTGGGACAATCTATTTGGCGGCAGCAATGGATCCAGTGGTAGTGGCGTATTAAGCAGCATTGGCAAAAGTCTTGGTATTGGTCAAGGAACCAGCAGTACAGGTTCAAGTTTGTTAAACAATGCAGGACCATTGCTGTTGGCAGGCGGAGCAGGTTTATTGTTAAGCCAATTGCTTGGTGGCAAATCTAGCGGTGGCGGACAAACAGTAAACCCAGTAGCGTTTCCCAGCAGCAATCTAAGTCCAACACAATTGGTAAATCCTGGACCAAATCCAGGTAGTGTTATGGGTACGCCAGTAGCGCCAGTAGCGCCAGCCAATACAGGTTTAGGTTCGCTGATAACACCGCAACAGATTACATTACCGCAAGGACCTGTTGCCCCAACTAGTACAGGAAAAACATCATGAGTTTTGGTAAAGCAGGCACTGGAGGCCCAACAGGTGGTGGAGCAAGTCCAGCAACAAACAATTATTACTATTATGGATCTTATCCAGGGTCTAGTGCAAGTGGTGCAAGTGGTGCAAATCCAATGGCATCAAGTCAACATGCTGCTTCTAGCGATCCAGTGACCAGCGCATTGTCAGGTGCATTGACCAGTGGCATTGGCCAAGCACTTGGTGTACCACAAACACCAGCACAACATCCAGCAGCCGCAGGCGGCGGTGGATTGTTTAGTGGCATGAGTCCACAGTTGCAATCAATGGCAAAAAACATGATGGGCATGGGCGGAGGTGGCACTAGTCCATTTAGTGTTAACACAGGTGGCGGAACAATAAGCGGCGCAGGCTTTGGTGGCGGTGCTGATTATTCAGGTGGGTTAGATATGAACAATGGTGGCTTTGATGTTACGATGCCACCTGACACTGGCAATTATGATTTTACCAGCGGAGACTTTGGTAACGCAGGAACTGATTTTGGTGCTGTTGCGCCAGACATGAGCAGTTTTGATACTAGCAGTTTTGACCCAAGCAGTTTGGAAAGTGACTTTTCAGACCTTAGCGACTTCTTCTAAAATACAGACAAGTAAATACTTGATAGGATAAAAAAATATGAGTTACGGAAAACAAAGTGGATCAAGCAGTAGCGCACCAGTAGTTAGCGATCTACAAAAACAATATGTTGCTAACCAAGCTGGTTTGGGAACACAAGCAATGAATAATTTGTCAGGTGCTGCTGGTTCATTGCCTAGCTTGTACAATCAAAGCGCAACAGGTGCCAACAATGCAGCAACCAATTTGGCCAGCACTGCCAACAGCTTGGAACAAAACGCAGGGCAAGGTGGCGCACAAGCCTATTCAACAGGCATTAACGCACTAAGCAATATTGCAAGTCCTGCTTATCAACAAGCAGAAATCAATGCTGCAATGATCCCTGCAGAACAACAATACCAACAAAACTTGACAGCACAAAACGCAGGTTTTGGTGGCGCAGGACAAATTGGTTCAGCACGTAGCGCATTGGCAAACCAACAACTTGCTGGACTAACACAGCAACAACAACAACAGGCCACAGCTGGCGTGTTGAACAACATTGCACAACAACAATTGGCAGCGGGTCAAGGCCTAACAGGCGCTGGCCTACAAGGCGGACAGTTGGGATTACAAGCAGGACAAGCAGGCGTTACTGCAAGTCAAATCCCATTGAACATGCTACAACAATATATTGGTCTCAACAATCAATTGGCAGCTGGTGGTTATGGTACTCCAAACTTCAGCGGCATGGTTGGTACGCAAGGCACCACAGGATCTACAAGTTCTGGCATCCAAGTTTAAGGACCACACATGGCAATTTTAGACTCTTTACTATCAAACGCATTCAGTAGCAATCCAGCCAGCACTGGTGACATGTTGTCTAGTTATCTTGGAAATCGTGGCAATACAGCCCCTAAGACTACTACGATACAGCAAGATCCAGATGGCGGTGTTACAGTCACACATGAGCAGAAAATAGACGCCAATACAGCGCAAAATGCCCCTGAAATGACACCACAAACGCCTGCTGCTTTGCAACTGACTCCTAGCGATTTCCAAGCACCACCAATGCCTGTGGCTCCTGCGGCTGCACCAAATCCAATGCAGCAAACACAGCAAAACGTACTGAGTGCTATTACTGGTGGACAGCAAGGGCAACCTGCGCCACAAGCACAGGCACCTGCTGCTCCAGTAGCACCAGAAATGCCACAAGCTGGACCAGGTGTACAAGTAGCAAGTAATCAACCAGGTGCTGGTGTTGCACAAGCAGCACAAGCAGCACAGGCAGCACAAGCAGCACAAGGTGCTGTACAACCACAGGCCACTCCTGAGACACAGCCACAACCTACATCAAACAATGTAGCACTGCATCCTGATGCTGTGAACAGCACATTGGCATCGTTTGGATCTGATCCAAATGTTAATCCAAACCACACTCCAGAAGAAAATGCTATTCACCATTTGGTATTGAATAGTCCTGTCAATGACGGTAACTTAAACGCATTGGGCATGGGTGCTTATGCTGGTGGTGACAATATTGATGCTGCCACCAAGAAAGCCTACAATGATGAATTTGCTGCACGTCTAGATCAAAAGCGCAAAGCAGAAGCTGCACAGAAAAAAGTCAATGAAATGATTCAAGGTGGTGGTGCTGGCCTACAACGTGCTCTTGGTGACAAAAGCGAAGAAGGCAGTTACCTAAAAGCCTATTTGTTTCATAGACTTGGCCTAAGCGATCTTGCTAAAAATGAACAACAAAAACTTGGTGCTGGTGATCAATGGCAACAAACTCTTGTTGATGGCAAACCAGCCTGGATCAAATACAATGGACAAGGCGCACCTGTCAAAGGTTATACCAGCGATGGCGAACTAACAGGCAATGAACTGATCAACAGCATTGGCATGAAAGGCGCACAAACACATACACAAGCATACAAAGATCGTATGACTGGTGAATTGTACAACTTGCAAACAACACCTTTGGGACCACGTTATGTTGGCGCCAATGGCAAAGTGTTTGCTGGTGACAGCGCCAACCTGTATGCTTATGGTATTGGCAGCGACATTGATGTCAAGAACCAAATTGACCTCAACAGAATACGCAACAAGATTGCTGGCGTGCCAATGGAGCAAGCACTCAAAATTATTGCTGAAGATGAAACCAAAAATGGACCAATGGATCCAGCAGTCAAAAAATCACTGTTGGGCACAGCACAAGGTACAAGTGGTGCATATGGCGGATTTACAAACACTCAAACTGGTGGCGCATTGCCTGGCAACGCAGCTCCTGGTATGGTTACGCCAGTTGCTCCTGGAACTGCTGCTACCCCACAAGGCGCAGCACCACAAGGTCCTGTAGCACCTGGACAAAACGCAGGCGGACCAAGTAACGACAATAACAATCCAGGCAACATCATGAGCGGACGCTTTGCTCAAAGCCAACCAGGATATCAAGGCGTAGCACCAAATGGTACTGCTGTGTTTGATACACCAGAACATGGCGAAGCAGCGCAACACAATCTATTGTCTGGCGATAGATACAACAACATGCCATTGAACCAAGTGCCATACACATGGGCACCTGCTGGTCATGGTGATAACAATCCTGCCGCTTACACAGCCAGCATGAAACGTCTAACTGGATTTGATGATGCTACTATGAACAAATCATATAGCCAACTAAGTCCATCAGAACAAAAACGTTGGAGAGATGCACAACAACAAGTTGAGCATGGTGGCGCGGCACCAAGCACTGGTGGTATGAACATTACCAATCCAGTAAGTCCTGCTACTGCTAACCAACAAGCACCAATGCGTCCACGCAGTGATTTTGCCACAGCGGCAGAGTATGAGGCTTACAAGAAATCCAAAGCTGAAGAAGATGCCAAACTTGCTGAGAACCGTGCCAAGAGCAAAGAAGGTCTTGCTGACTATCAAGCCAACGCGGACCAAGTATTGCAAACAGTTGGTGATGTTATCAACCATCCTGGCTTCAGCACCAACGTTGGTGTTCCAGGCATTACTGGCATACTACAATTACCTGGCACACAAGCACGTGGTTGGAAAGCCAAGTATGAGCAACTAAAAGGACAAGAGTTCTTGAGCGCATTCAATAGCCTACGTGGTGGTGGATCAATCAGTGACACTGAAGGTAAGGCAGCAACCAGTGCTATGGCAGCATTGAATGATCCTGGCATCAGCGAGGAAGAATTCAAACGCAACTCACAAATTTTAACTGACACAGTTAAGAAAGGTGCCAACCGTATGCGTATTAAATCTGGACAAGAACCAGATGCCAAATACATGTTGGGTAGTCAAAGCGATGATGCCAAAGTCCAAGCATACAATTGGGCCAAGACACATGCCAATGATCCAAAAGCACGCCAAATCATGACAAGTTTAGGACTACAATAATGGCAGAATTTGATCCAGATGCTTTCTTAGCTGGCCAAGAAACCAAAGTAGAGAAAACAAAAACCACAGAAGACAAGCAACCTGAAGTGGCAACACAACAGGCTGCTGCTTCAGATACATCAGGTTTTGATCCTGATGCGTTCCTGTCTGGACAAACTGAACAAGCACAACAAGCACAAGCAACTACAACGCCACAACCAGAAGGTCCAGTGGCGCCACAGTTTATGATGTCAGGACCAACAGGCTTCAATGGACAAGCAGTTGCAGACACAGCAGGAGCATTGGCCAAAGGCGCAGGTGCTGCCACAATGAACTATGTTAAGAATCCATTGAACGTGGTGGCTGACGTGGCATTGGCACACATGGGTGTACCTCCTGTGGCTGCTGCCAAAAGCGCATATGACACATACCAAACTGCCAAAGATGCTGCTGCCATTGCTGCCAAAAACACCAGCAAGTTTGATCAAGCAAAAAGTTTAAACACTCTTTATGATCCATTGAAGCGAGCAGTTGTAGCAGAGCATCCAGAAATGTTACAACCAATACAGGAAGCATTTGCCAAGAGTGGACCACAAGGCGTTAAGAATGTTTTAACAAGTGCTCAAGGACAAAAGATTCTAAACAATCCTGCCACACGTGATGCAGCACAGGCATTCATCAGTGGCGTGCCTGGCGTTGGTACACAAATTGGTAGAGCAGTTATGCCAGTGGCACGTATGGCAGGCAAAGTGTTGGGACCAGCAGGCTTGGCATTGAATGCCTATGATGCCGCACAATACGCACAGGCAGCTGAATTGGGCAAACGTCTAGCACAAGGTCAAGGACAGCAAGCGCAACACGCATACCACAATATGAATGTGCCTTATGGTCCTACCTTCAATCAAAACATTCCACCTGACCAAGCACAAAACATTTTGGCAAGCGGCAATGAAAGAGATATTGCAGCCTTTGGTGGTAGAGCAGCGTTAAATAACATTGCTAAGGCGCCTGTGCGTCAAGCGGCAGCACAACCTCCAACTCCGCAAAACTTTATACAACGCATGGCAGCACTTAGCACACTATACGCACCAGCAAGGCAAGGAAAATAAATGGAACTAACCAAACTATATGAAGTATTAGAACGTGTGTACGCAACCAACTTTGTTGCATATCAACGTGCCCACGCCAGCCACATGAACATTCGTGGACGCAATTTTATGAGTGATCATAAATTGCTCAAGCATATCTATCAATATCTTGAAGACAATGTGGATGTGTTGGGTGAAGAGATACAGGCTTGCGGTGTTGGTCGTGTGCCAGAAACCATTGAAATGATTTTGCTCACCAGCGATATCAAAGACACCATGCCCAAAATGGATGCTGATGATTTGTTGCACGACACGCTAGACAATTTATATGTCATGATTGATCTGTATCATGAAATGGATGAAGCAGGCAAAGATGCCAATTATCCTGATGTGTGCAACATGGCAGCTGACCACATACAAAAGATTGCTACCTTCTGCTGGAAGATTGAAGCCACACTAGAAATTCCAGGACGTCACACCAACAGAGGACGCCGTAGTGAATGACACAGTCACACTAGAACAACATCTAGACGAATGTGAAAAAAGGTACCAAGGCGTTATTACACGTCTTGATACCTTGGATAGCAGGATGGTTCGTCTTGAACTGCTCATGCTTGATATAAAAACCATCCTACTCCAACCTGCTCATTATCCTGAGTACGACAGTTAATAATTCTTGTTGTAAAATTCCAAAACGCTTTGCATAAAAGCCGCTTTGTCAAACTGACCACCTTCAACTATCTCACCTAGTTCATCCAACATGTGGATTTCAACTTTGTCTGGATAGTCAGCATCTTCAACAATACGCACACTGAAAACATCAATTGCTGGCATCATTGACAACTCCTATGATGTTTTCTTTGTTGATAACATAACTGCGTTCTTTGTTTAGAACGATGGGAATAGCATTTTGCCATATCACCGCAACCTTAGTGCCAACAGCAAGTGGATTCTCTATGTCTGGTCCAACACTGAGAATCTCTGCCAGTTCAGTTTCGCCTTGTGCTTTGATAATAAGACCACTGCTGGTGGTTTCTTCTTTTTCCAAGCCCAGTGACTTGATAATGTAATTTTTGTTTGTTGCTTCTATCATTGTATTGCCTTTCATTTGCTGTGTTTTAATACAAAATGTGTTGCTTCAGGTGTGTCTTCTCCAAACACCGTATTAGCAAAAGTTACGAGATCCATTGCTTCACCATCAAACATCCAACGCTTTTTCATACGTTCAGCGGTGGCTTGCACATTCATCCAAGCTGCATGTTGAGCCGCGGCATTCTGCTGACTCAATTGACTATAATAAGCAGTGTTGGCTTGTTGTGCGGCCAGTTGCGCTTGCTGTCCATTGTAATTATTATACATGCTGGCTATCTGTTGTGATGTTAGCGCAGGAATTTGCGCTGCCGCTTGTCCTGGTAATGTGCCGCCCATCATATGATTCTCTTATAGGCAAAACTGCCACGTAGTGTAAAGCCCAGTTTCTCATGTAGGCGCATGAAGGCACCTTGCTCTGTGCGTATGCTGGTACTAACCATAACTGGTATGTTCATTTGGCGTGTCCAATCTTGCCAAATGTTTAACATCTGTGCCACCAATGTGATCTTGTTGCGGGCGCTGAGGCCTAGATCCAAATGTAAAAATTCAGCACAGCTCATTTCTTCTGGAGCATAGACAGTGTACTTGCCACGTTCCAACCAACCCCATGCCAACAGTTCGTTTGTGGCATTGTTTCTGCACACGCTGACAAGGTTGCTGTGTGGTTCAAATATTTGATTCAGTATGGCCTTGTGTAGGTGCATGGCCATGCGTGGTCTGTCAGCAGTAAGTATGCCAGTAATTTCATTTTGATAGTTTAGTGCCACCAGATCCAATATGTCTGGCACATCCTCGTGACCTGCTGTGCGCCAAGTCCAAGGATCAGTTGCGTTGTGAATGTATGTTGCCATTTTGTACGTCCTATAAGTTTATTTAGTTGTATTGTACAACAACTATAAATAAACAAAAGGAGACATTATGCCAAAGCGTAGTTCAAAAGAATTTACCAAAGTTGGCGACTTGTTGGTAGATCTCAATTTCTACGAAAGCAAGTTGGAAACACAATCAAATGGCTGCATACACTTTGTTGGTGCCAAACATCCACAAGGTTATGGTATGATTGGTGCTGTGCGTATCAAAGACAACAAGGACATCATGGCAACAGCACACCGTGTGGCCATGCGTATCAAAACTGGACTGCCCTTAGACCCAAAAGAATGCGTGATGCATCAAGTTGCATGTCACCCCAGCTGTGTCAATCCAGATCATTTAACCATTGGCACACTGTATGATCGCAACAGACTCATGCGTGAGAAGGGCACACAAAGTTGTGGCAAGACTGGTCCAAGACCACGTGTACCAGCCAAACAAAATCGCAAGTACAAATACACTGATGAAGAAATCAAATGGATTCGCACAGCCAGCACAGCAGACATTGCTGTCAAGTACAACACCAACAAGACCATAGCAAGCCGCATCAAGTGGACTTTTGTAAATGGTTATAAATGGCTCAAGTAAATACAATGTGTAGGTTCCTTTCCCAGCTTAAAACGCTGTCCTTTAACTACACATCCCCGTCACTGGGGTTGAGCCTAAGTTACAGCCATTTCTTAGGCTCTTTTTTTGACTGAAATTATGAAAACAAAATACAACAAATACGACAACAAGTTTATCAAACCACAACATCAACACAAAAGTCTAATCCATGTGTTGGAAGATGTGGTACTGGCCATGGAATCACAAGGCATGACTGAGCAAGACATTTTTAGTCTTGTCAACATGATCCTGCGTGGTTTTGTGCGTGAGGGTGAACTTACACCAGAATACATTCAACTGGCCAATCAGGCTATTGAAATGCGTAAGCAGGCTGAGGAACCACAAGTGGGCATTGTGGGTCTCAATGGTGAAACTATCAGTGCTCGCCAGAGGTAAGCCTAGGTGGGGAAAGTGGCAAAACCAGATCACCAGCATCTCTCTTGCAGCCACTTGATCAGCGAGCCTAAATATTTAACCAAAATGATTGCAAAAAACACAGTCTTTTGCAATAATAGCTAAATACTTTATACGCACAGGGCCTTTGTTTTTATCAGTATCGCAACGATACGGGTTGTTTGGCCAAAAGCCCTGTAGGAGACTTTTGCTAGTTGGGGTTGCGTGAATCAACTAGCACACTACCTTTTCCTGGGGTAGCAAAATAGGCAAACAACTTATGAGCAACAATACATCACTAAAATATAATAAATTGAGTTCTGCCAACAGCAATGAACTTAATGCCCAACGACAAGAATGGAATGTGGGTCTATGGTTACGCACCAAAGGCATCAACTTGGATGACTTGGATGGGCACACACAAATCACGGATGTGATTATACTGATCAACATACGTGATGATCTTTGGCATAGAATGAATCTCAGTGAGCAGGCCACATGGGGTGCTTACTGGAATATAGTCTATAAAAAAGGCTATCCATTGAATAAAAAGTTTTGGAAAAAGTTTAACAACATCGTTATGGCAATTGACTCACGGGAACACATTATGGCACAAAATAGAACACGCATCAAGGCATTGAGACAGAACCCTTAAAACTTGGATTAAGATGATAACGGCTAACGAATCCAGACCTGCCCAAAGTAACTTACGCGAAACGGGAACAACAGGGGTGCCATCAGGTGTCACAGCAATGTGGCGGGGAGTAGACTATGAGACAGGTCTCCCCAATAATTACCTGGCGTAAGTAACCTCGCTGAAAGGCCGCCCCTTATGGGGACGCAAGATGCAGTTCAGTTGGAGTTATAGGAAACGGTTCACGCAACTTCTCTTTTTTTTAAGAACTTTGCGTTAGCCGTTCCTACGGCTCCAACAAGATGTATTAAATAAGAAAACAAATTAACTTCGCAAGAAGTTAATTAGATCTCTGTTAAGAGATCTCTCAATCAACCACAAAGGAAATGTATGAAAAAAACTAAACTACTTGAACTACTACTTGAACAAGTCATACGACTTAATCAAAATCTTGAACATCTCAGAGGTGTAGATGTACAAGATATACCCTCTAGGGCTGAGGATATATTGGCCAGTATCAAATCTCAACACCAGCAAACACCAACAACCAGACTCAAAGATTTACTCAACAACTTAAAGAAAGGCAAATAAAATGGCAAACGCAGTTAAAGGACTAGAACAGGTATTTGATGTGGCACGCATGTTGAACTCAGTGATCACTGATACCAACGAGCCCATCAACATCAACAACAAACAGATATGGGGTGAGTACCTGCATGTGTTCTCCAATGAGGATTGGGACAACATGTTGACAGCACTTGAAGAAATGCAAGACATGGAACCTGGTGCATTTCGTTCACATGACAGTGCCAACATTAGACAGGCACGCTTGAACCTTGACATGAGCAAGCCACGCAGTCTTGACAAGCGTGAAACCAAACGCCATGCTTGGGCCGCCATCATGACCATGCGCGAGACTTACAATCGCTGTGCAGGCATTGACTTGCCCAACGCAGCAGGACAGGCACCCAAGCCCACAAACAATTACAGCCAGTTGTTTACCCAGTAAATACTGGGTGAAAGTAACCATCTATCAAAAGCGGCCCACAGGCTGGACAGTGGTCAAAGAGTACTATAAGTTTTTTAAGGATTGGGCAGTGGATGCAGAGATTCCAAACAGACTTAGGCCCAAATACCCCTGTCCAGGCTGCGGCAAAATCCTTACCACAGTGAGCAACAAGGACCATGAGTGTCTTGGTGGCGCGCCTGAATGGCCCAGCCTACGACGACGCCCACCTGGTAGACCTCGCACAACAAATCATTATGAATCAATACAGGATACAACTGATCAAGAACTTTACGATCACATGTGAAGTTGAAGCTGCCAATGCCATCACAGCAGAACGTCAAGCAGAACTCTTGAACCCAGGTTATACTGCACTGGGCATAACTTGGCTCAACGCACCACCAAGTGAACCTGTTGTAAAAAAGCCACGAACAGCCCGCAAGCCCCGTGTTGCAAAAACGCAACAGTAGATTTGTGCCAAAAAGACACTTGCGCTACAATAACAATTCAACCACTTAGGAGTCTATTATGATTGATCTTGTATATCTACGTGTCAGTGCGCCCGCGCATCCTGGCCGTGAGGTACTTGT